GAAGAGAACTTGGTTACATCAACCAATCTAATAGCAGTACCCACTCCCTCAACGTAATATGTCTGATTTTGATAATTTTCAGTTACCGAAGTATCAAATGATACTTTCAGCCCATTTGTAAAAATAACGCCATTGGGTGAGACATAATTATCTTTTCCTATAATATCAGTATCAGGATCAATTATTGCTGATGTTGGGTCAATGACGTTGATTGCGCCAACAGCATCACTCTGACTGCTATTTTGATAGTACAATGTGTCCAGGCTAGACGTAATTAGCGGAACTGGACTAAAAAGATCATTTCTACTGTAGAATTCGTAGCCGGCATATTTTTGCCCGGCACGGATACGTATTTTTTGCTCGTTTAACACTGTGGTATCATATTGCAACACCACTCGGTCAACACCAAATTCATCAGGAACAATTGAAATTAAATAAACATCATTGCGTTGACCAAATACCACAGATGACAATGCTGCATCAAAGTATACCACGCCTTCAATGATGGTTGCAGGATAATCTGTCCAAAACTCATCATCTAAGTAATTATTGTTAACAAATACTATCTTCTTACCGGTTACTGATGTAACTGTACCATCCAGGCCACCAAGATTCAAATTTAGTTCATCTGGTGTACTTCCTTGTACATCTTTAAAACTCAGGTCTGTTGCATAGTCCACCGTGGCCGCAACTGACATACTGGTCCATTGTATTTGTGCAGTAACTGATGGTACAGTAAAATTCACTGTGCCGGTCTCTGCACCGTTATTTGAAACTCCAAGCACTTGCCTAACGTCAATGTTAGGCGATGCTGGGTCGTATCCTGTTGTCCCGGTCTTGGTTTGAATGTAAAACGGATTATCTTGGTTGTTGTTTACAAAAGTATATACTCCACCTCTAGCCAATGTTAATGTGGGGTTGGGTGCAGATCCTTGACCTGAAAATAGATAGGTCCTGTTTACAGAATCGTAGGAGACTGTAAACTCATACGTCAACGGCACGCCACCTGCAGAAACTGTTACTGCAGTTGGGCCATTTTCAAGCCAGTAGTACTGACTAAAATTAATAAACTTATCAAAATCAAACTTTGGATCATAAGTGTAATATTCATTATCAAATAATCTATCATGTTTGTTATTGAGGCCACCATAATGCCCAATCTGGTTTATAATGTCGTAGTAGGTGGTTGCAAAAGTTATCTTGTTAGTGACATTGTCCTTGATGATCAACGATGGTTCCAATTGATAATCTTGCCGAGTATTACTGGGCTCATCAATATAACTATCAGTTGTTTTATAAGAAGGAGCTAGTTTCCTGCCTATGTAACCAGTGATTCTTTTAAGTTGCGGTTCGCTGATCAATTGATCAACGGTGGCATTTAAGAACTTTTTGTTAGTATCAGTTCTGAATATCTCTGGTAAAAATTGTATACTTTTGCGTAACGGCATTGTTTATCCCTGCTTATTGTTTAAGTTGTCCGGCGGTAATGGCGCTGATAATTTGTACATTGTCAACAGTTGCAGCACTGACCATGATTTCATTTGGTTCAGCATTTATTTGGTACAGGGTTCCAAAATTAGAAGTGGTGGCATCAGGCACAATGATGATACTACTCACGTTAGGGGTCAAGCTTGAATGTAAGTAGGCACTTAATTCACTGAAGTAGAAGCTTTCTCCAAAATCCCAGTTATTAACATCAAAGTAAGTGTTAATTGCTGAAATAACTTGACTCTTGATGTCGTTGTCTGTGATACTGATATTGGGGTTCTTGACTATTTTAAATGTGGCACGCAAAGAAGGCGTTGCCTTGATTCCAAACAGAGGTTTAAACACAGCCGAATTATAAATTATGCTGTCGCTAATAGACTTATAACTTTCTATAGAGCCAAAATTGATTTTTAACTCGTCGTTGGTTGGAATCTGTGGTTCTACAACCTTGTTACTGGTGTCTTTGATATAAGCATAGTATTGGTCGCTGTACTCTTTGGTTAAAATATAAAAATCAATCAAGTTGTTTGGACTAGGATCAATGCGTCTGTCGTTTGGCGCATTATGCGTGTATTGAAACATCAGCTCTTGTCTACCAACTTTGGCCAGGTATGTGGTAACCTCAACAGTTGACGTACCTAGCGATTGATAAAATGCATCTTCGGCTGTTGCGTAAAATATAGTATTTTCTAAATACAAAGACAAATTGCTTTCAATTTGATCCTTTGTTTGATACTGCGAAACAATTGTTCCTTGCTCCACTGGGTCGTATCTGGAGAAGTCGTATTGATCTGTTGTCAGGATGTAAAATACAAATTTATCTTGTTCATTCACAGTTGGTGCAACCAATATATCAAACAGGTCAGGATTGTCTGGTACAGAATCTAAATTGTCGTCGGGAAAGCTGATTAAAATTTTTCTGTTGTCTTCGTATCCGTCAACTCCAATCACTTTGTCCCATATGCGATAACTTTGTGAGTAGTAAAGTGCATCTGCAGAATCTGGTAATGTATTTGTTCTAAGTACCTTGATAACATCACTTCTGGTAGTAGCAGTTCTGCTGTCGTATACTTTGACATTTGGATCAAAGTAAAATCTTGTCTCTCTTGTGCTTTGAAAATAATAGTTAATTCCTCTGCTGATCGCAGTATATTCTTGGTTAGCAAAAGATAAACGTATAAACCAGCTATCATCGGACCCAGTGCCAGCTGTAGATCCTGCATTTGCTAAACTAAACGGAACAGCATCTCCTGCTTCGGTAGTAATATTACCTACATTACTTTCTGTGATCAGCACCCAAGTCATTGTTGGTATGTCGTATCTAATTCCAAAAGTTTTGTAACTCAGAATGTTGTTCACAATACTAGAAATCACGCTTACTGGCCAGTCACTAGCAAATACTGGTATAACTGATGCAACAATGGCATTGGTGGGTACTGCGATACTTAATGTGGCAGGCCCTGAACCCGGTGTGGCATATGCAATAATACTGGCCCACAACTCAGTTCGTTGAAATTCTGTGCTCACAGTACCAGTTTGCAGTTGATTTTGCGCATCAAAATACTGCCCAGTTGGTGCAGCAAATTTAACCAGGGATCCTTGTACTAGATATGTGTAATTTGGGCTGCTAAAACTACCCACACTTCTACTGTTTACAGCCGATGTTAGTTCCCATTTGGCTACTCTTACTGCCGTTCCGCTTCCGGTGCCAGTACCGGTGGCCACAAACAACACTCCCACAGTGTTACTACTGGCGCCAATTGTTGTAAAGTCACTGGTTCCAATTGATTGTATTTTGTAGGCATACGTGATAACAAACGACCCAGACGTAACAGTGGCGCTGGTAGGTTCAAATCTTGTTGCTGTATCGTAATAAAGGTGCTTGGTTGGTAGGTCACTAATCAGTGGTTTGATTAAATTTTGTACCACATAATTTACTTCAGTGCTGCTAGTAAATTGAAATGCTAGTGTATTTGAATAATCTTCTTTGTAGATTATGCCATCCTGGGCAAATATATTCGTACTAGAATACTTGCCTGTTGAATCAATCACATCCAGGTAGCGGCTAATACCCGAGCTGGTGCGATTTACTGCTTTGATTTTAAGGATATTATTGAACGTGGTAAATGGCAACACATTGTAATCTTCGCCTGTTACCATACGATTCTGTGTATAGTACTGCTGCGGCGCTTTTGCTCTAATAGATTCTAGAGTCTCCCTGGCGCTGGCATTGGTGACTGTGTATTGCAAGCTGGCGCGAATAGTTAATGTTTCAGCCCGGCCAGTTCTTCCTCTATAAGGAACATTGATTGCAACACCGGACATCTCATCAGGGGTAATCTTATAGGTTAAATTATTTGATTGTCTATAGTAGATTCTATACTGCCCAACTGGTATGTTGGTGAACGAGCCATCACCAAATATCAAATCAATCTGATCATTTGCTCGTGTGCTGACACTGTATAAATTGCGTTCATTGGTGTTGTTATAAATCACATTGATTCCGTTTACTGCCGGAACTTGTGTCCATTTGGTTTCAGCTTGTCCGGTTGAATTCAATGCGTACAACCATACGTCGGAGTTGTTGATGTTGTCAAAATTGATACTGACTACACGATTTGGCAATGTTTCTGTTATTGAAAAATCTAGGCTTTTTAGTTCACCTTGCTTAAAATACACAAAGTATCCTGTGTTGTTGGATCCATTACCTTGGTTGTCGTTACGATAAATCAAATTGAATTTTGTGTTCTCAATTGGATCTGCTTCGTACAAGTATGTTTGTCCTTGACTGGTGACACTGGTTACTTCAAAGGGAAACGTTGATCCAGCTATAGCAGCTTTGAACGTGTAGGTTGGTGTAAGATTTAGTAAAATATCAACGCTGTACTCGTCTGTTTTAACTCCACTAAGAGTTTGTGTTGCACCAGGTTTACCAACAGCCTGCGAGTCAATTAATGCAGCATTTAATACTGTAGTGAATTGCTCTAACCAATTGCTGTTTGTAGTGTCGTTCCAAAGCAAGACCAGACCTGTCAGGTTGTTGCCCTGACTGTCAAAGATTGCTTCTGTGGTACTAACGCTGTCAAACTTTAATAACCCGGTAGCTGGAACGTTGCGCTTGGGGTTGTAACTCAACAGGCGTGCTAATTTTAATATGGAGTCTCTGCGTTCTGCAGTATCTAAGAAATTTTCTCTAGCGTTTAGATCAGTGCGGAATGCAAGACTTTGCCCTAAAAACGCAATCAAATCTATCAGCGCAATGTACTCTGAACTGTCAGTGAAGTCATTGAAGTCTTCTGGATAGTACGTGCGCAAGTATTCAATCATGCTCTTGCGTAACGTTTCAAAGTCAAAGCTTTGGAAATCAGCCTCTCTGAACGTTTGATAAATTTTAGTCCAATCCTGTTGAACTAATAAGCTGGTTTGTCTAGTTGTAATCGCCATAATGGTACCCGTTGTTTAATATTTATCGATATTAAAAACTGGTATTATTATGACACAGATAGTGCGTTTGATTGATTATCAAACATCAAGGTCAACTTGCTTGACATGTTTTCCGGCAAGTACATTATTTCAACTTGAATTTGTAAACCATTTTCAAGTTGATCAATAATTATACCAGTAACATTTGTTCTTGGATCGTAGTTGACTATGCGCCTGACATCTTCAACCAGTATTGCTTTGGTCTCTTCTGTTAACGGTTCAAACAACATGTTCCAGATTATGCTACCAAAATTTGGTTGTAATAGCTTTTCTCCCTTACGGATACTAAAATGGTTCAGCAGATCTCGCTTGACCAGGTCAAAATCTGTCAGTTTAAATTTCTTAACTTGATCAATTGTGCTAAATCCGTGGTATTTTGTTGCCATTGTTGTTCCTTTTAACTTGTTGTGATATCAGCTGATAATACTTGTATTGCATATCTGCCTGCATTAAAAAATAAACTGCCTGGACGGCCGCTGCTGTCTTTTCAT